AGCTCTACTGGTCCTGACTCAGCAAACAATGTCTGTCCATCATAAGCAAAGCCAACTTCATGCTCATAAACGTACCCGTCTGTAGAAACCATAATTGGGTTATTGAAGATGCCACGATCTGTCCCACACGTACGTGCTAACGTACCAATAGCCCAATGATTCTCACGATAATTGTAAGAAACGTAAGAATCTACTTCGTTAGAGGCAGAACTTGGGTAAAACCACCAGATCTCACCAAATGTTGAATTGTGGACACAATACACCTTGGATGACTGTGTAACGTTTAAGTTACTGAACACGTAATCAGAAACGTCAGAGTTTAAAGGTTTAACAAAGCCATCGTATATCCAAAACCCTGTACCAGACATCCAAATGCAAGCATTGTCAGTAGCGGCTACTGATTGCTTAGAAATAACCCCACATCCGCTACCTACACGCTCAAAGCCGTAAATGAACGGAGGACCAATGTAGGTGGCAGTATGTACATCCACATCAGTAAACAGAATAGTAGCGCCACGGATGCGTTTAGCGCACTGCAAAGAGCCAATTGTGGTTAACTCAAAGTCTCCAGCTTGGTTGGTTGCAGCAGGAGTCCAAACAGTATTGTTTTCTTGGTCACACCATTGAACCTTACGGGGATTACCACCTGCACCTAATGCAAACAAGAATCGTTCTTGAGTAGTAATTAAACCAGTACAGCTTGTTGGTGCGTTAGAAATCGCAACAGCATCATTAGCAGTATTTAACTGCCATTCAAGTAACTTACCATCTTTTGATGAGCAAGCAACTAAATACTCACCCCAAGTATCCAAACTCCAAGTAGTAGCAGGAGTATAAGAACCCAAGTCTGGCCTTGCTACACCATAGGCAGCATTGCCGTAAGTACCATAGCCATATCCAATCTTCAATACAGCATCTGCATCACCAACAGTAAAAGATGTTGGAGTGATGTCTGTCAGGGTTCCACCCTCATTCATTGCATAAAGCTTTGAATGCGTACCAATTCCGATACGTCTATTGTTTGAGTTGTCTCGCCAGTTAATCAAACCCCGAGCCATACCCGTTAACTGAGAAGTAGAACGCTTCCTCCATCCACCTACTGGACGGATAGTGCCTTCGTACCAACGTACCAAATTTGATCCGTTCCAACGGCCTTTAGACTGATATTCAGTCCCATTTTTGTATACGCCTGGTGGAATTTGTAGTGGAATGTATGCCATATCTGTATTCTATATCGTTGGTAGATTAGACACAAAACTCATTGTGACAATGACTGAAGGAACTACTGGCCTTGTTGGGGTAGAACTAGCAGCATAATGTTCAATACTGACACCTGTATTAGTTGTATTCCACATTATTTCAATATAGTCGTTTGTTTGTAAGCTTTCCATAAAATTTATAGCTGCTATCAAATGACTTGGATCGGCAAGAATCTTTCTTGCTGGTAAGTGAAACCGACTGTTTGAATTATCAATATTCACACCATTTTTGCGAAACCATATATCAAAGTCTTGACCATCATTAGTTGTGTTCTTAAATTGGATTGAAAACTGCAAGTTCCAAATCCCATCAAAAGCTACAGTAATCCTAGAGTTGCTAACAACAGAAACCCCATTGGATAAGTTGGTTGTATTAAGGGTAATTGGATAAGCTGTTGTGGTATTAGCTGCAACTTGGTCTGTAGTATCTAAAAAGACACCATAAGGGTTATTTAAATACCTTCCACCATTTGGACCTATTAAAGAACTAATGACGTTTACAAGCTTCGTAAAAAACAACCTCAAAAGTCCATTATTCTGGTTCTGGACACTTTGAGAATATACAATCCCTGATGTACCTAAAGAGGGTATAGCAGGAATATCTAACTGTTGTTTTACATTAGCCATTACTTTTTAAGCCATGTCTGCCAGATAGCACCAGCCGCCATAATTAACGCACCAACCCATAGAATAGGCTTGGCAGCAGAAGCAACCCAACCCAAGACTTTAAAAGCCCCATCAAGAGCCTTTATAGCCTCTACAAGACCGCTTGTGTTCTTCTCTATGTTATCTACCTTATTCTCAACTGCAAGCAGTCTTTCGTAGATTTGTTCGTGAGTTACTTCGTTTGTCATGGTGCATCAGGCCATGTAATAGTCCAAGGGAATCCACTCTGTGCAGTTACATCACGCAATGCTTGACGATAAGTAGCCCATACTGCTTTGTCCACAGGTGCATCAGCTACTTGTGTCCAATCACTGTCTTTTAGCTTTTCACCACGTTGCTCACGCATGGCTTTGGCTTGTTCAGTATCTTTAGCAACAATAGCATCGGCATCCATTTCAGCAACAGAATACTTGGTGTACCACTTGCCATCAGCTTGATAAACACCATCAACAAATGCTGTTTGATAACGTGTAGGTTGTGCTTGTGGGCCTTCAAAAACTACATCAGCACCCAAAGCCTCTAAGACTTCAGTTGTTGTTGTCTCCCATGATGGGCCGCCATTGGCTTTTGTGTATGCACGAAACTCTGCTTCGTACATGACTTGACCTGTTGATTTGATTCGTACTTGCATGATGTTCCTTATGCGATAGCCAAGAAGATAAATTTGCCACCAGAGGCATTGATAGCGGCTGGTGCAGTTGAACTAAGTTCAAACCCTGCACTGTATGTGTCGATGTAATCTGTAGATGTTACTTCAGCGGCTGTGCTGTTTAAGAGCAAGTAAGGGTCATTACCACTTACGATGCCACGGGCTGTATCCCATACATACCAATCACCAGTTGAGTCTGTGCGCTTAATTAAAACAAACCTAGCACCTGCTGTAAAACCGCAATCAATTTGAAGTGTTGTTGCTGTGCCTGTGTAGCTTCCAAATTTACTGACCCCTGCTAGGGTAGCAGACAGATACGCAACATAAGTCCATCCTGAAGTATTCACATCAGCTAAAGCATCTGCTGCCGCCCATCCAATAGGTATTGTTGTACTTGTAGGAGTAGCTGTAAGATATGTTGTTGATGAGTAATTTCGGTTATATGCAGCGTTTGTTAGGTTGCCATATAACTGGATAAAGTTTGTACCAGAACCATTACCACCAATACTAGTAAAATCATTTGTTAACCATATCCAATTTTCTGGATTATTTCTTGATTTTATAAGTATTAAGTTTGGCTTAACGCCTAAATTGTGCGTTACAGAAATTGTATTTCCCGCACCTGAGTAGCAAACAACATCCATAAAAGATGGCGCACGTCTCATATTCCAAATAACTTGTGATCCTTGCCATTCAGAACCAAGGCTAGATGCAGTTGTAACTGTGCCTTGATTTGCAAATTGGTTTGACCAACTATTTGCATCAGTAACTTCTGATGAAGTTGATGCTGGTCTAAGTCGGTTTGCATTGCCACGCAAACGATCATAGAAAAATCCATCTTGTGCTGAGTCTCTGCGCTTCTCAATCATTAAATCAATATAGGAAAGACCTGTACTGTATGAAGTGCTTGCCGCAGCAGTATATGTAACTGGGTTAAACACACTAGTACCAGTTGTAGGCACTTTCATTGGGCCTCTACGAATAGCTATGTAGATGTAGGATGCTGATGGAGTCATCCCTCGAATTTGAAAACCATTAGCAACAGGATTTCCTATTCCATCAAGCACTTCAGCGGCACTTGTGTTTGCAGAAAGTGTGTAATCATTGTTGCCAGTTGCGTTTACCCATCCTCGCATAGTATCAACAACAAACCAATCATATCCACCTGAATCGGTTCGCTTGATAAGTAACCATTGAGGCTCGTATCCAAGAGTTATATCAGCGTTTCCGCTTGCATCGTTTGTATAAGACCCACACGAAATCACATTGTCTGTACCAGTTAAGCCAAAGCCTGCTGCGTTGCTTGCAAAAATATATGCAACGTAAGTGCCAGCAGAAGCATTAACAGTTGCATCAGTTCCAAGGCTAAAAACTGTGCTTGTAGGAGTTGTCGAATTCCATCTAGTTGCACCTGTTGCAACAGCGGCTGTAGTGTTTAATACCATGTATTGTGTATTGGCTAATGAACTATG